GAGAGAGCCAAGCTTACCGGAGGTTTGCTTGACGGAAACCTCGGGGAAAATGCTTTCGCAAATCATCCCCGTGGGCATTAATGCACTGCTTACACCGGAAAGCAGTTTATCGACGATCGCACGATTTTGAGAAGGCATTTTTTTTCCCCCTTAAAGGAATCAATGCCCCCGGCCTTTAGTGACCGGGGGGAAAATTGTTTAGTCAGCCGATGCGTGGGCCGTCCCGTTCATCACCTCAACGGGAATCACATCACCGGAAACACCCGAGGCCATGGCCATGGCCCCATAAAGATCGCCCTCGGCCGTGACTTGCACGCCCTTACCGGCCGAATCCGACTTGAGGAACTTGCCACGGGTGACCGTTCCACCAAGGGTGAGCTTTGCTCCACCACCGGGGAGAGCAACCTCAATCTGATCTCCGGCCGCCGTGGGGGAGTTCATCCCAACCCCACACGTTTTCTCACCGGCTCCGGCAACGTCCACCTTGTCATCGGCCGAGCCGAACTTAACAAAAAGGTTGGCGTGGGCATCCGCATCCGTCGTTTTGAACGCCGCTTGTCTGGGCGCGCTATAGCTTGACATTTTTCATTCCTCCAAAAATCGGGTTACTGCCGAACCGATGCCTCATCCTCATACTTTTTCCGAAGTTCGGCTGTTTCGGAAAGGACGGTTTTGATCGCCTGAGAAATGGACAAGCCCTTTTCCTTGGCGATCTTTTCGGCCAACTCCAAAACCTTATCCTGCGCAGGGGTTTTGGAATTGGAGTCCAATTCGATCTTGGCGGGGGCCGGGGCCGAGCCTTGACCGGCCGGAGCCGTGTTCACTTTCTCGGAGAGGGAGGCGAATTTCTCCATATCCCCACCCATCCACGGTTCCCGTTGGGCTTCACAAACCTTGCCCTCGGAAAGCATCGTGTCGAACTTGGCCTTTTTCTCGGCGGTAATTTTGTCCGCCTCGGCCTTGGCATCGGCATCCGCCTTTGCCTTTTTCAGATCCGCATTTTCGGTTTCGAGGGCTTTCACCCGCTCCGAAAGCTCCGTGATCTTTTTGTTGCTCTCCTCGGAGAGCTTCAATTTCTCGGAGAGTTCCTTGATTTGAGCTTGGGCTTTTTCGAGTTCCGACATGAATCGATCCCTTTCATCAAGTTCCGTGGCGGGCTCCATGCCCTTCACAAATGGAACGTTTGTAAAACCGGCACCCAAAAGCGTTGCACCAAAATGCCGTCCGGACTCGTTGTCTTGATAGTCCCAATCGATTTCAGCGGATAGGTAACGGATTTCTCCATCCTCAACCGCTTGCTTACCGGCCGGGCACCACTTGATTTCCTCGGCCCAAAGCTCGGTTCCGCCGTTTCTCGTCGATAGATTTTTGATCCAACAAGCGGCCTTGCCCCACCGATCGTGAAAGTAGTTGATCGGAATATCGACGCCCCGAACTCCATCGGAAAAATTCTTTACCATCGAGGAAAGATTTTCCGGGGTGATTTCGAAACTCCCCATCCAATCGTTGAACTTTCCGACTCGGCAAATTTGCAATGCTTTCGGTGCCGAGGTTTTACCCTCGGACTCCGCAAGCATGACAATGGTTGAGGCAGGAAATCGTTTTGGCATCTTTTTGGTGAACGGTTATGGAGTTGAAACGGTAACGCCCGAAATGCTTGAGGGCAAGTTCGATTGTTAAATTGTAACCCGAGTCAACGCTTTTCGGAAAGGTTGATGTATTTCTCAAGCTCCGGATCCGAGGGCTTCAAGCCCGTTGGATCGATCTCCGGATTATCCTTTGCCCCTTTGAGATTCGGAACCAAATAGGATTTGCAGTTATAGTGCAACGGCGGATAGTAACGCTCCGCTTCGGGATCATCGGCCGAGAAAACCGTTCCGGCCAAGTCCTCACAAATCGGGCTCACCGGATCATCGTTGGTAAAGGTGAAAGAGTGGATCTCCTCCAAAACCTCCTTATCGAAAAAGAAAGCGTTCCGACTTTCATTAACGACAAAGGATGCCGTATTGCCCGCCGCAGTATAAAGGCCCGGTGACTTGATGTATTTTTCGGCCGCTTGCTCCAAGTCTTTTTCGAGGAGGGCCTCACTCCCCATGCTTGCATCCACCGATGAGGTGAATTGGAAATAGACGGCCTTTTCCAAATCCGCCAATTGGGTGTCAACGAGGAGATCCGATTGGGCTTTGAGTTTCTTTTGAACCTTTTTCGGGAGCCTCTCGAACTCGGCCAACTTCACCTTTGAAGCCTTGGGCACCTCCTTGCGGGCTTGCTCAAGGGATTGGGCCGCAACGGTGGCCATCTCCGAGAGTAGGCCGGATCGGTAGGTAGAGGCTCCACGGGCCTTGATGCCCTTATGGGCCGAGAGCTTTCCGGTGTCTGATGCCTTGGCCCAAGATTTCATAATGCGGGAAATCAAATCATCGGCGATTTCCTTGACCGCTTGCTCCATCAACTCCCGGAAATCCTCCGAGGCCGCCGTGATGAGCTTTGCGGGCTTGTATTTCTCGGCCAATGCCCGGCCCATCCGATAGTCACGCATCTCTTTCCGTTGCTTGGCCGCTTTCTTGAGCTTTGGATCGGGCTCATCGGGATCGGGCTCATCGTCCGGATCCTCGGTATCATCAACGGGCTCCTCCTCCGGTTCCTTTGGATCCTCCGGGTTTTGTGAGCCTCCCGGTGGGATTCCGGGGACAACCGGAGGCGGGGCAAAACGCTTTCCCTCCTCATCGGGAGGGGGGAGGCCGATGCGTTTCCGCAAGTGAAGCTCAAGGGTTTCATCCGGGATGAGGCATCTCCCATCAACCAAAATCTTGATGAGTTCCCCCAATTCCTTACCGGCCTTGTCTGAAATGCCCGAGGCTTTGAGTTTTGGATATCGGCCTTGTGGCCCAAAATTGAGCTTGATGAGATCGGGGATGAGCTTGCGATTGATTTTCTCCGTGGGGATTTCTGCCAATTGCAAAAGCCCCGATAGGAAAAAATCCGAAAGATCTTGAGAGAGCGAAAAGGAGCCCCCACCTCCACCCGAGCCCAACAACAAAAAGTTCGCCAAAAAGGAATAGATGATTTCCTGATTTTCGAACGTGATCGCATCCTTCGTTTTGGTTGGATCGTAGTTGTTGGAATTGAAGTCCACATCAAACGACGCGGGGTAGGTAATATAGTTCGATTGGTGTGAAACATATTTCTTGAGGACGTTCACCATTTGGGTGTGATCCTCACTCCGGAACTTGTTGTCGGGAACCTTGCATTTTGGTGTGGGAACCGCGTTTTTCTCGATGCCGATTGCCATGAGCTTCAAATAGGTTTGCTTTCGGAACCACGGCCCGTAACACGGCCGGAGGAGGGAGATGCCCTCATAGTTGTCCCCCTCCTTTTCCATCGTCATGACAACGAGAAACTTGGCGTCCATTTTCACGCGCCTCATCAAGTCCCCGTTGACGAATTGCTCCAAGGAAATGAGTTCCCCCGTTTTGGGATCCACTTTCCATTCATAAAACGTTTTCGGGCTCCTCCACCCGAGTTGGGCGATGCCCGTATAGCTCCCGAACTCGGGGTGATTGAGTTCGGCCTTGTGAACCACCTCAAAAACGGAATGGCCGAAATCGCCAACCGTCAAAGCCTCCCCGAGAAACTCCCTCCAAGTGGAGCGGCCCAAGTCATCAAACAAAATGTGAGAGATGAAATCGGTGTGTCGTTTCTCATCATCGGTTGCACTCGGGGGTGCAACCACCTCCCACGATGCGGAGAGTATGGGGTTCCTTACGGCCTTTCTCCCCATCGAAACAACGGAATCATTCCGCCGCATTTTGTCGTAAGCATCGGCGGCCTTATAGCCGGTGAGTTCCGGCAAATATTCCTCATCGAAAAATCCTGAGAAAAGGAGTGTGCCCGATGAGCCAACCGGATCCGTTTGGATGATGACTTTCTTAACCTCGGGCTCGGCCAATTGTTTCGGTTGAAAGAGTCGGGAGAGAAAGCTTTGTTTCTTTACCATGAGGTTCCACCATCCAAGCTTGGGGCAATCGTGCCCGATGATTCATCACTTTCCGTTTTTTCGGGAGTCCAATCAAGTGAGTTCACACGATCATACCGCCCAAGATTGGCAAGGGCGAGTGAATCGGCCTCATCGGGAGAGGAAAGGCCGGTGCGTTTTTGAAAGTCATCCTTGCCCTCAATAAAATATCGGCCCTCCGAGTCAAAGCGATAGATGATGGCCGGGAGTTGGACTTGGTAAGCCTCCTCGGCCGGGAGGGTGAGTTTGTTTTTTATGTCGTAAGCCAACAAAAGAAATGCCCGGGCCTTTTTGTTGACGTATTTTTTGGCCATCTCCCGAACCTCAATTTCGGAGCCGTCCCGGGGAGATTTGAACCTTTCTCCGAATTGAACCTCACGGATTTCCACGTCCCGCCACTCGGGGTTTGATTCCTTGTATTGAACCAAGTCATCCGCCACACCGGCACCCACTCCGGTTGTGTCCACAACAATGGCCACGTCCCGGGTTTTCCGGGCGTGCATAAGGGCGTTGGTGATCGCAATCACCTCTCCGGAGATTTCCGTGTTTCGTTTCTTGATGAGCTTTTTTAACTGAGTCACGGAGAGGCCCTCCATAACCGTGATGATCGTTTTGTCTGATCCGAACCGGGCAACGTCCACTCCGATGCTGATTTGATCCCCGGGCCTTGGCTCTCTCCGTTGGGCCTCCTCGACTTGCCCCAAGGAAACAAGTGAATGCTCATCCTCCTCGGGAAATTCGCCAAGGGCTTTCGATTGAAAAAGTGGGTGTGGGATTGTCCACTCCAAAGCTTTTTCCATAACCCATTGTGTCGTTAAGAGGTGGGGACGCGGGACGGCATAGGATTCAATCCTTTGGTTCCGCCCCTCCCGGGAGAGGCCCCTCAAAAAATCCACCTCACACCCGAGGGAGATCAAATCCACAATCCCGTTTGCTCGGAGATTTGGAGAGTCGAAACAAGAAATGTGGACGTTTTCCCAAGCGGGGGCACCGAACGTTTTGAAAAAGCGGGATGCCTTTGACGTGGGGTTTCCGATGCAAACGAACTTTACGTTGTGGGAGGTGAGGAGCCCCTCCACTTGAATCCAAATGGAGTTATGAACTCCGGTAGCCTCATCGAAAACGACAAGCACATAAGGGGCATGGAATCCCTGGAAACCGGATGCGGTGCCTTGGCCTTGGCCTTTACCTCCGGCCTCGGCCTTTGCGGTGATGCCCATGGCAAACCAATCGGCCGTGATCTGCCACTCGGTAAGGTTCATTTTCCCGCCGAGGGGAACCTTGGATCTCTCCCACCCGGCCCGAATCTCACTCCACAAAATGTGCCTTACCTGAGTGAACGTTGGGGCCGTCGTTACAACCTTGGCCCCACGGAACGTGGAGCAAAACCACAAAACGATTTTGGCCATGCAAAAGGACTTGCCCACGTCATGGGGTGCTCGGATGGAAACCCTCCGGTGACGGGCAACCTTTTCAATGATCTTTTCAATCTGGAATGATTCAAGGGTTTCGATTCCCTGAATTTCCTTGATGTGAAAAAGCGGGTGCTCCCTTGAGCCCGAGGCGAGTTTTATTTGATAGTCAATCGGGATTGAGTTTGCGGTGTTCATCCAAAGCCTTTTCCGCGTTCATCACGATTTGCACAAAAGTAAGGTTGTTGGTTTCCTTGGATGGATCCGTTTCCTTGAAAGCGCCAAGGTGCCTCATGGCTTTCTCGATCGCATCCGTCCGGTTGAGGAGTTTATATTTCTTCACATAACCAACGAACTTTCGATCGGCCCAAACCTCCATCACCTCGAAACCGGAAAGCGCCGCCGCACACTCATCACTCAATTTCGAAATGTCTTTCGGTGAGCCATCCTTGTTGAAGAAATCCCGTGGATCAAAAAAAATGAGTTTCTTGAGTTGGAGTAAAACATCACGGATGTTGAGCACCGCCTCGGTTGCCCCTTCACCCTTCAATTCATCTATCCGAGCCCTCACCACCTCACTAGATCCCAAACGCGATGCGTTACCTTGAACGGATTTTTTCTTGGGATCCTTTCCGTAAAGCCGGGCATAGGTTTCGGCCATGCCATC